CGCGGATCCAGCCGACCGCCCCGGCCGAGCGGTAGTCGTGTTCGACGTTGATGGGCAGATCCTGCCCGTAGGTGTTGGCGCTGAAGTTGGCGACGATCGCCGCGTACTTCTCGGCCGTGAAGTCGAGCGTCCCGAAGACCGCATGGCTGTACGTGCCCGGCGGGGGCAGGAACTGCACCCACGCACTGGCCGCCGTGAACGTGCGGGGCCGGACGAGCCGAATGCCGGCATGGTCGCGGATCGGTTCGGCGTAGACCATGCCGTCGGCCATGCCGCGCAGCGGGATCGCGACGCGACGCTCGCCCGCGATGACCACGATGTCGGTGAAGCGCAACGGCAGATCGGCGAGCTCCGGCGTGAGCTCGGTGCCGTCTGAGACATAGGCGAGCGTGATGTGCGGCGTGAAGCCATGCTCGGTGCTGACGCGGGCACCGGCGTATCCAAGATGCTCCACGATGGCCTGCCGCAGCTCGGCAAGCGCCGGCACATCGGGCGCGGCGTAGATGACGTCGCCATCGTCCCCGCCGAAGAACCGCCCATGCCCGCCGATCGTGCCGGTCAACGGCACGTGGTAGGCGGCGATGTCATCGACCGCCCCGACGATGCGGGCAAAGGTCAAGTCATCGGCCGTGGCCAAGTCGGGCACGATGGCCAGGGTGATGTGCAGGTTCTCAGGTGGTTCCCCGCCTGGTTGCGCCAGGGCGGCCGCGGTGGCGTCGTCCAGCCACAACGCCACCAGCAGCCCGGTGTAGGCGCCCTCGGCGAGGTGAAGTGCGTTCGGCAGCTGGTCATTCGGCACGGCGACGCCGCGGCCCATCGCCTGCCGAAGCTGGGCCAGGATCGCCGCGCGGTCGTCGTCGCTGAGGGTGAAGTCGTCGTCTGCCATCTCGGCTCCAAACAAAATGGGCCAGCGACTCCAGTGGAGTCGCTGGCCCATGCATGGCCCTTTTCACATGTCAGTTTAGCACACGCGATGTTGTTGCATGCGACGACCTATCGCATCGCCATCGGGTACTCCACGCGCTGATACAGGCGTCCCCGCTCCGCGCAGCCGGCACACACGTCACCGTCCGATTCAGTGATCCAGGTCGCCACCCACACCTGCCGTTCGTTGTCCCCGACGATCGACCATCGGCACCGGCAGCGGCTCTTGCATTCGGTGCCGCCGTCCGCCGGATAGCAGGGGAGCCGGCTGCCCGATGCCCCACCGCCCTTTGCTGCTGCATGTCCCCGTTCGTAGCCTTCTACGGCCGCCCCTCCATACAGTGCCGCCCGCGCTTGCGTGCGAGCCTCCAGTGCCTCCTTGATGGCTTGGAGGGGTGTTGTACCACGTTGCGCGTCGATGGCGGCCTGCAGCTCGTTGAGAAAGCGTTGCCCGTAGGCGGTCTGCCGGGTCACCACGACCGCGAGCTCGTCCCAGTCGGCGTCGGTCATCAGCGCCGTCCCGCCCCGCCCCAACACGTACCCATGCGAGGCCGCTTCCACGATCAGGGTCAAGAAGCGATCCTCCCAGGTCACCTTGGCGATGGTGCCGGCCACGTAGTCGGCCACCAGGGCGACCATCCGTGATTCGTAGGCGTCGGCCATGGCGTTGCGCAGCGCTACGAGCTGCGCCTCGGTCACGAGCGTGCCGGTCCGCGTGTGGCGGTAGCGCCGCGTGCGGTCATCCCATTCGAGATCGGCCGGCGTCATGCGCCACCGTCCGGCGGCGCATCCCCGCTGCCTTTGGTCGCCGCCCACTCGGCCCGCTGCTGCTTGATCTCATCAGCGGTCGGCAGGTCATTGATCGGCAGGCCGGCCACCGTGTGCAGGAACTCGCGCAGCTCCGGCGAATCGATCAGCGTGCCGGTATTGGCCAGCCGCACCAGGTAGAGCCCGAGATTCTGGAGATCGCGGCTATCGATCCGGCCCGGCTTGAGCCTGGGCGCCAGCTCGCTGTCCAGGCCGTTGAGGCGCAACAGCCGCGGGATGGCCTGCGTGTTGATCGCATCGGCCACGATGTCGAGGTGCGCCCCGATCGCGGACTGGAACAGCCCGCTCTGCGTCTCCGAAAGTGCCAGCGCCCCGATGCCGTCCTGCCCGGTCCGCATCACGTTGGCCAGGAAGACGGTCACGATCTCGTTGGCATAGCGGCGCACCACCGGATCGGTATCGAAGGCCTTGCCGCCGCCGCTTTTGATCAGCTCGAACTCATACTGCTTGCCGCCGTCCTGGTTGCTGTCGCTCGGCAGGATGATGCCGGCCTGATCGCCGTTCCGGAGGTTGGTCACCATCTGCTGGTAGGCGGCGTAGAGCGGGTCACCCTCCTGCATCACCGACGCCGGCATCCGGATCATCGGGATGCCGGCCAGGTCCCGTTCGATGCCGATCCCCTCGATCTTCTGGATGGCCCGCTTGTAGTACCAGGCGTCGTATGCCGGCCGCAGCGGCGTCCACCCTTCCGGCGAGTTGGTCTTGCCGGAGTAGACGATGTGCAGCAGCCGCTCGATTGGGATCTCGTACTTCTGGAACCCGACCGGGTCCTGCTGGATCAGCGCCGTCACGTCGCCGGCGTCATCGAACGCCCAGCCGTAGCGGGTCGCCTGTGGCCGGGTTGCCCAGCGCCGCCAGCCGATCCGCCCGTCATCGAAGGCGCTGCGCTGCGTGGGATCGGCCTGCTCCGGCCCGCCGCGCCGCTTGTAGATGAGCTCGCCGGCGTACCAACCCCACGGGATGTAGGAGAGGATCGCCGAGAGGGTGTCGCCCGGCCAGTAGCCGTCCATGTCGGCGAGGCATTCCTCGATGAACGTGGCCAGGTCCGTCGCGGCCGGGCTCTCATCGGCCGGCTCGATCGACCAGTCCACCCGCCGCACCAGCATCTCGATGCCGTGCAGGATCGCGCCGATCTCCGGGGAGGCGATCATGGCCCGGATGGTCCGGTCCCGTTCCGCCCCGCGCCACGCCTTGTCGGGATCGTCGGACCAGAGCACCCCGCCGTAGTGGGCGAGGCCCGATGCGCCGTGGGTGACGAAGGGGGCGGATGCGCGCGCGCGATCAGTCATGGCTCGGGCTCCTTACGGCAGGCGCGAAACGATGATCTGTTCGCGCCCCTTCCAGGTGGTGGTGCCGTCCGTGAGCACTGCTTCGGCGACCAGCCGATAGGTGCCCGGCGTGGCCGGCAGGTTGAAATCAAAGGACCAATCATCGGTATCTGGCGTGCCACTCCCGGTGTCCACGACCGCCCCAGTTCGATCGTAGAGGGTGAAGGTCACCGTCGCCTCGCCCATCTCGATCGCGCCGTTATCGATGTGGGTGAGATCGGCAACCGTGGCCCGGATGGTGACGCCCGGGTAGTACGTGCTCATGGAAGAACCTCCAGCATGGCGCGCAGCGCGCGATCAGTGCCAACGGTAGCGGTGAGCGCATCAGCGATGGCAACGGCGCCGTGCAACGCAGGCGCGACCGTCACCACCGAGCGAACGGCCGCATCCGTGTGCATCGACGCCGTGAGGTGCGCGGTGGTGCGCAGCGTGGCGGTGAGCGATCCCGTCGCCGGAATGAACACCGCCCCATCCGCCGTTACCGTGATGCCATCGGCGACGATTGCGGCCGGGGTGCTGATCGTGACGGTCGTTCCCACGCCCGCCTCGATCAGCACCCCGGTTACCGTGATGGCCCCGGGGCTGACCGCACCAGCGGCGCCTGCGCTGCTGACCACGACCAGGCCGGTTCCCATCGCCGTGCCAACGCTTGCGACCGCCCCGGCGCTGATGCCCGCGCTCACCGCCGCGCCGTCCGCCGCCGCGGCGCCTGCGATCACCGATGCGCTGGTTCCGGCCGATGCCGTGACGCTCAGGCCGGCGGCCGCGCTTGGGCCGGTCTGCACCACACCCTGCACCGCTCCGCCCACACTCGCCGCGATCAGCAGGCCGGATGCGGCGGCACCCCCAGCCGTCACAGCGCCGGTCGTGCCAGTGGTCGCCGTGGCGCTCAGGCCGGACGCTGCGAGGTCGCCCATGGACACCGTGCCGTTTGCGCCGGCACCGGCGGTGGCCGCGACGCTGCGACCGGAGGCAGCGCCGGTGCCCACGGTGATCGCGGCATCCGCGCTGGTGCGCCCGGTGACGATGAGGCCCGATGCGACGACATCACCGGGCGTGATTGTGGCGCTGGCCCCAGTGCCCGCCGTGGCGGACACGGCGGGGCCGTCTGCCGTCGCGTGGCCAACCATGACCGCCCCGGTCGCGCCGCTCGATCCGCTGACGCCGAGGCCAGTGCTGACCGCCTCCCCCACGGCGACGGTGCCGGTCGCGGTGACCGCCGTTGACGCCGTGACCGCGAGGCCGTCCGCCGTGGCCGTGCCGGCGCTGACCAGCCCGGTCGCCTGTTGCCCGGCCGTCGCGGTCACGATCAGCCCGGACGCCGCCGCGTCGTCGTTCGTGACGCTGCCGGTCGTGCCGGTTCCGGCCGTGACCGTGAAGCCGGTGGCTGCCGCGGGGCCGGCGGTGACGGTGGCGCTGGCGGCGATCGCCCCGGCGGCGGTGACGGTCGTTCCGTCCGCTGGTGCGCCGCCCACGGTGACGGTGCCGCTCGCCTGCTGGCCCGCCGTGGCGGCCACGCTCAATCCGGAGCCGGTGGCCGATCCGACGGCGGCGGCGCCGGTGTCCGATCGCTGCGCGGTGGCGGTGACGTTCAGCCCCGAGGCAGCCGCGCTGCCGACGGTCACGGATGCGCTGGCGTCAGACCCGCCCGCAGACGGTTTGACGGGCACGAGCGAGATCATCGGATTCGACCAGGTGCCGCTGTCATACGTCCAGGAGAGCGTCGTGGTGGCGTCGCCTGGCTTGGACGAGAGCCACATAGATGTCGCGTTGCCGGAGATGTTTGGCTGCTCGGCCAGTTCCGTCTGCCCGCTGCCGACCGAGGTGAGGGTGCCAGTCGTATTGCCGCTGTTCGACGCGAGACCGATCACCAGCTCCCCGGTGGCTGAACTCACGGCATCGGAAATGGTTGCCGTGAAGGCGGCCGGCGTGGTCGCCGTGGGCGTGCCAATCGGTGTCGTTTGATCCACGCCGTTCAGTGACACCGCGCCGCCGACCACGTCCCGGCCGATGGTGTTCGTGGTCTGGACCGTGTAGGTCCCGGCCGGGGGATTGAGCAGGACGTAGACATAGAGCCGGCTGCCAACCGAGGTCAGCGGCGTCATCGCCACGCCGTTATAGGTGGCTCCCACCGTGCCGGCGCCGCTGGAGTAGCGCGCCGCGACGATGAGATAGCGGTCACTCCCCGAGCAGGTGTGTGACCAGCTCAGGGAGGTGACGTTTGCACCGGGGGAAATGGCGGTCGTGACCGCATCAACGGCGACCGGCATCAGCGCACCCGCCGGGGATCGGTGCGCGTCGGTGGGCCGGTCACGTGCAACGAGTAGCCCGGCACGACCAGCGCGTCCGTCTCGTCGCGGGTCACGGTCAGCCCGCGCGGGGCCGCGGTCTCGTCACGCCCCGGCGTGATTGTCAGGGTCGTCTCCCGCCTGGGGTGACCGGGCGCGCGGGCGTGATCGGTCAGCACGAACGACACGCTGGTATCGTCGGACGCATTGACCACCCGCACCGAGACCAGGGCCAGCGTGCTGTCGTCATACGCCAACCACACGGAGCAGACCGGCCGCTGCGTGCCGGCGTCCCATCCGATCGTCAGGTATTCGATGGTCTGCACCGCCATGATGGATCGTCCCTGGTCCGCCGGCACGCATGGATCACCGCCGAGCGGCCTAGTAGGTAATCCGCCCGATCTCCGTCCCGAAGTCCACGGCCAGCGTGCCGGCACTCGGGGCCAGCGGCGTGTCGAACGTCACGTAACCCACCAGCGCCTTGCTCGCGTGCGTGTCGTCGTAGATGACCAGGTGCTTGCCGTCACTGAGGGTGACGCTCGCCACGCTGATGTCCGTCGCGGTGAAGGAGACGCGGTTGTTGGCCGTGTCGATGCCCGTCGTGATCGAGAGCGTCTGGCCGCCGGCGGCCCAGTTGGTGCCGGTGACTTCGTTGGCGCTCACGTCGGCCCAATCGTCATGCGTGTCCTGGTTCGGAGTGTAGGAGCTGGAGGCGAGTGCGGCCTTGAAGGTGTGCGCGTTCATGTCGATCTCGCCGTTGACGATGCGCAGAAGCCCCTGCCCGTACCAGGCGAACGTGCCCGATGCCATGATGAATCCTCCACGTCACTCGCAAACAAAAACGGGCCCGCACCTCGGACGAGGTGCTGGCCCGTGCATGGCCCTGCTCATTCGCAGTATACGACATCGTCCTCAATCCGCCGCCCGCTCGGTCGCACCACGGGCTCCCCCGTGATCTTGATGAGCACCGTCTGCCGGCACTGCTTGCAATAGACCCGAACGTATCCGCTCGCGCGATCGGTGAAGCCGGCCAGCCGGCCGCACGACGGACAGGCGAATGGCCGCAACACCACCGCCGTCGCCATCAGCGCCACACCGACGGCGAGACGAGGACCGTGGGGGCGATCTTGACCGGCGTCCCGTGCCGCAGATCGTGCCAGCTCCAGAAGGCGGCATCGACCAGGTCGTACGGCTTGATCAGCAGGTAGCGCTTGAGCGCCCGCTCCAGCGTCTCGTGCGTGCCGATCACATGCACGATGCGGCCCTTTTCGTAGTCGGCTAGCATCTGCGAGGCGCGGTGGGCTTTCGGGCCGTGCCCCGCCCCGGCCTTGTCCTGCCGGAACTGCGGCGCTCGTTCCTTGCGGCCTAGCTCGCCCGCGGCCCGCAGCTGCTCCACCACGCCGGCATAGGTGCTCTTCCACGTGTCACCGCCCTGATCGGTCTCCACGCCGACGCATTCCGCCTTGAGCTCCAGCGCCTTGCGCAGGGCCCGGGTCAGCGCATCATCGGGCGACGTGCGGGCCTCCCACGAGAAGAGCCGGTAGATCGTCCCGTCCGCCGCCAGCCCGTCCGCCTGGATGCCGTGCGCGTCCGAGCGGTCGGTATCGGTGACGGCGGGATCGACCCAGACCACGATCCGCTCGAGCGGCGGCAGTTCGTCCCAGGCGCAGTGCCGGAAGCTGAGATGGCCGAAGATGCCGCCCTCAACGTTTCCCACCTCGTGCTGCTTTTCGCGCAGGAAGGCGGTCAGCCCGATCTCGTTGAGCTCGGCTTGCAGCGCCGAGATCCCCATCGCCGGCCAGGTCGGTTCCCCGTGGCTGATGATGGCCTTGCCTCCCCGCTGCTCGGTCACCAGGTTGCGAATGGCGGGATGCGGCCCCGAGACGATGCGGTCGGCGAGGAAGTCGGCGCGGCCATCGGCGAGCCGCGACACGATGCCATGCTCGTGGATCAGGTTCTGCGCCACGAGCACCGCGGCGTGCGCGGCCCGCGATGGCAGCAGCGATTGCGTGATGGTGGCGATCTTCTTCTCGACGGTGCCCGGCGCATCGAGCAGGCCGTCGATGTCATCGAAAATGAGGAAGTCCGGCCGGTCCTCGTCGATCTTGGCCCCGCGCGCCGCCGTATCGAGCCCGATCGCGTCGAGGGTGAAGCCACTCGCCGTCCGCAGCCGGTTCCGGCGCCAGCCGGCGGCGTTGCCGTACTTGCCCAGCTTCCGCTGCGAGGCGGCCGGGTAGTGCTGCGAGAAGGTGCGCGATTCGAGCAAGCCGCCGACGTTCTTGACGTGATCGTCGGCCCGTTCCTGGGTGGCGCAGATGTAGAGCCCGTACCGGCGCGTCTGCCGGGCCGCGACCATGGCGCAGGCGACTTCGGTGCTGGTGCTCTTCGCGAAGCCGCGCGGCCAGATGGCGACGAACGGCCGAGCCGGCGCGCCCGCTTCGATCGCCCAGGCCCACTGCCAGAACTGCTCGTGGTAGGCCGCATACGGCGGCCAGAGGTAGCCGGCGAAGTTCTCGACAATCCACTCCTGCCAGGTTCCGGGTTCGGTGCGCTGACGAAATGATCGGATCTTTTCGAGCATATAGCCGGTCGCTTTGACCGCTTCGGACTGCGAGACGACTTCCATCACACCCCCGCTCGTTGCGCCGCCAGGAAGGTGGCAACGCTCGCCTGAAGCTCTACACGCTCGTCCGGGGTCAGGCCGAAGCGATCGGCAGTCTCCGCGATCACCTGCTCGATATTGATCTTCTGTGGGGCGTCAAGGCCGAGCAGCCGGGCGCGGCGCTCCAGCACCTTGATCGCCACTTCGACGGCGCGGGGGTTGCCATCGAGCACCTTGGGCCAAAGCCCGTCGAGCATCGCATCCATGCGGGCAACTTCGAGCGCCCGGAGATCATCAGCCGGCTCCTGGAGGGTCTTGCGCAGCGCCGCCTTCACCGCGTTGTGCGCACTGGACGGACCGCCATAGCCCAACTCCTGAGCGATGGCCTCATAGGACTTGCCGGCCTTGCGCAACTCGAGCGCGGCGCGCTGGCGTTCGACGGCCGTGAGGCGTTTTTCACTCGTCATGGATTCAGTGCGACCCGCCATCACCGGCCCCTCGATGTTGTCGTATGCAACATCATTTGACCCTATTCTACATGGTCCGGGCGGTGCGCCTTCGCCTCGTCCATCGCCGCCGCGATGCCGGTCTGGAGCCGCTGGATGCGCAGCTGCTGGGCCGTGATGGTCTCCCGCATGCCGGCGATCACCAGCGACTGGCCCCGGATGGTGTGCATCTGCTCGGTGACCAGCGCGCGCAGTTCGCGGAGTTCGCGGGCCTGCTCGGCGAGCTTCCGGGCCGTGGCTTCGGCGTAGGTGGGGCTCTCACGGGTCATCGGTATCTCCAGACGAGGATGAGGTGCGTCAGCGCGGCGGCAGTGAACACGATGAGCATCGCGCGGAGCAGGCGATCGTTCCGGCGGTCAACGGCCGGGTGCCGATACATACTCCGCCACATGAACACCCAGAGCGCGGGAAGGCCCAGGCCGTAGATGACCGTCACCAGGAGAACGAGCCACACGTCCGTCATGGCGACCCCTCACTCGTCCGCGCGACCGCCCCATCGAGTCAGCACATACCCGAGCGCGAACGTCACCGCGATGATCAGCGGCAGTTGCCACAGGGCGATGCCGTTCAGGTCCTGGGTCAGCCAATCGGGCATCAGGCTGCTCCTCGCAACTCATTGAGCACGTCGTCCAGATCAGCCGGACGGACAATGCGCGCCGGAATGCCGGCGGTGTTGAAGGCGTCGATCCATGCTTGCTGCATCGGCCCCAACCGGCCTTTCTCAGTCTTGCATTCGTAGACGAGGCAAACATCGTCTTTGACCAGAAGTAAATCAGGAAATCCTTCTGGCGACCGCCGGGCATCATACGTGTGGTAGCACAGATAGCCAAGCCGGCCGGCCGCCTCGATGATCGCCTCCATCAGTTGCCGCTCGGTCATGGCGCCCGTGAGGGCACTCACTCCACCACCTCCACTTCATAGCGCCGCCACCGCTGCACCGAGCCGTCCCGCATCCGGACGTAGACGATGTGACCCTTCGGGGTGATCTGAATGACGGTGCCGATGATGCTGTCCGGATCGAGCGGCGCCCACCGGTGTTTCGGCTTGACGCGCATGCCGACGGTGATCGGGATCATCGCACCCACTCCTTCGCCTGCTCATACGCCTCGGTAATGCGGTAGAACGCCTCGTTCCGTCCACCCGCGTCGGGATGGTGAACCCGCGAGAGCCGGCGATAGGCGGCTCCGATCTCATCCCAGGTGGCATCTGGCGTCAGCTCAAGCACCTCCCACCACGCCTGCGCGGAGGTTCCACCGGCCGGCAGCGCCGCGAACCCGGCGAACGCCGCATCGACCATCGCCTTCGCGCCCCAGCGCTCGAGCCCGCGCAGCGCGGCCACGGTGTGCTGAATCGCCCGCAGGTTGTCTTTGACGGTGTCCCACTTGTCACAGGGAATGCACCGCTGCTCGCCCCGGAGGGTGAAGTAGACGGCCACGCCGGGAGCATCCGGGTCGCGGCGCGCCGCGTACGGCAGCCCATCGCGGCGCGTCGGCACATTGCAGCTGATCACCACGTCGCGGGCGCCGAGCAAGCCCAGCTCGCGCAGCACGCCGCTCCGGGCCTCGCCGAGCGTGGTGTCGAAGCGGGAGCGCTGCGGCCGGTCGGTGCGCGGCCACATTGGCGGCCACTGGAGCGGATAGGCGTCGATCATGGCTGCACCTCGAAGTCGAACCGCTGCTGCGTGATCCCCGCCGCGGCCGCTCGATTGAGCCAGATCGACTCCGTTCGCCGTGCTCCGAGCAGCGCCAGGGCTGCGCAGTCGATCCGGCGCCAGTGCACCAGGCGCTCATCGTAGAGTGGGCAGCGATAGCCGGAGATGACGACCATGCCGGGGTGCGCGTCGAGCTGGTCGAGCAGGGCGGTATGCCCATCGTCGTTCATCTCATGCCGGTAGAGCCGGTCAGCGCCCCGGGTGGTTTGTGGATACGGGGGATCGATGTAGAAGAGCGTGCCGGGATCCTGCCAGGCCGCGATGAGTTCCTCTGCCGGCCGGCACTCGATCTGGACATGCTGAAGGCGCTCAACGACCTCCTGCAGCCGTTCCGGAATGCCGGACCACACTGAGGGCAGCGATCGCCGCTTCGTCTTGAGCCGGCCACCCCGGTCCCAGCCGGAGCCACTCCCGAGCTTGACACCGAAGGACTGCCAGACGCGGACGGTGAAGCGACGGGCATCCTCCAGCTCATCGCCGGTCAGTTCGTCGCTCTGCCGGTACTCCGCTCGGCTCACCGGGGTGAGCGCCACGGCACGGATCAGTTCGTCCGGGCGGTCTCGGAGCACCCGGAAGAAATTGACGACGCGTCCGTCGAGATCGTTGGCCACCTCGACCTTCACCGGCGGCTTTGCCAGCAGCACCGAGCCGCCACCGAAGAACGGCTCAACGTAGACCTGGTGCGGCGGCAGATGCTCGATGATCCAGGGCGCCAGGCGAGCCTTGCCGCCGGGATAGCGGAGCACGGGGCGGAAGGTTGCCGTCATGCCGTCACTCCGCTGGCTTCCGCCTCGAGCGTGGCCAGCTTGGTTCGGATGGCGACATTGACGCTGATCGCGCCGGTCGCCCGCTCCCAGCCGCGAACGAGCGACATCGACACGCCGAGCCGGGCCGCCAGCGCCTCGGCGTCGATGCCGAGCAAGGCCATGAGGCGACGCACGCGCACCGCCGTCCAGATGTCGCCGTCATCAGCCGGCGGCGTGCCGTTCGCCCGGATCGGCGCGCTTGCCGCCGTGACCGCCGCCGGCGCCGGACCCACCACCGTGGCGCGCAGGGTGACCGACTGCGGCTCGAAGAGGGCCTCCGGCACGTCGAGTTCCAGGGTCGCCCGCAGCTCGCCCTTCTTCGGCTTGCTGTCCGAGCGCGTGGCGAGCCGGATGCCGCCGTCCGCCGTGAGATAGACCGTGGTCGTGATGATCATGTGCGATCTCCAATCTGCTCGCGCGCCATCGCGGCCACGTCTCCGGGGCGCTGCTTACCGTGACGGATTCGGTATCTCGCCTCATTGCTTCGCCGGCACTGTTGGCAAGAACGCTTGCCATGTCGGTCGAAATAGGTGTTCGTCAGTGAGTAGGGATGCCCATTCGGACAGTGCGTGACTCTGCTGTGGAGCGACTGGCCCTTCAACTCGGCATCAACAGCGTTGTCACGTCTGGTTCCGAGATACAGATGCCTTGGGTTGACGTAGGCGGGATTATCACCATCCGGGCAATTGTGGAGAACCAATAACCCATCCGGAATCGGTCCGTTGCAGAGTGACCATGCGACGCGGTGCGCATACAACGTCGGCCCGCGTCGGCCATTGGTGCTGAACGTCCCGTGACCGGACGTGTTGGCACCGCCCTTGAAGAGCCAGCAGGAGCGCTCATCACCACTTTGGCGGTCAACGAGCGCCCAGAAGCGATTGATGTCGTGAGGGGACAGAGCGATTGGGATACACTGTTTCCGCATCTCAGACCTCCTGCGTCTGGGTGCCACGCCGGGGGCTGCTACCAACAGCGCCCCGGCACCTTTATGGGTTTCCAGTAGTATACCAAAACCCCCGGTCAATTCCGATCGTTTCGCCGTATTCATGTCGTCTCTGTCGCCATTGAAAGCACGACCTTTCGGCACGTTTCCGCATCACCGAGCGCCCGGTGCCCACCCGGCGGAATCCCGAACCGGGCCGCCGCCACATCGAGCCGCTGCCATTTCGGTTTGCCGTAGTCGTTAAGCTCGCCCATGAAATCGGCGAAGGCCTGCATGGCACAGCCGCGGCCGGCAATGTCCAGTGAGATCGCCGGA